ACATTTTACTAGAATAGTAAAATTTGTCAAACAGATATCTATGAGTGTAATGATATTGACCGACTTCTGGATTTTGCACTAACAAGTTTTTGTCATAATACAAAAATAACTGCAAAAACAATAAATCGTGCGACACCTTTATAAAAATTTTCTTACCAGCAAACTGTTTTACTTGTTCTTCGTTGTAGATGTGTAATTTAACAAACTGGGACGGTGATTCGCCCCCTACATCATACATATCGGGTAATAGACTGTTAGTTAATAACGAATTAATAAATCCCAGTCTAGACCCCGGAGCTCCGTGTATCAGGATCATGAAACTTCTTTGCGCCCGTTACCTAGATCTGTTGTGCGAACATAAATGCCCGAGTTGCGCATGGCTTCTTCTTGCTCCCATGTTTCCATCACAACATGTCTACATACATTTTGGAACCAGCGATCCACAATGTCTGCATCTGTGTCGTCGCCCTTCATTTGATACCCGGCTCGAACTAGATTTGAAACAAATTTGTCATTCCAGTCTAGTTCAAATGCACCTTGGTGCAAGTTGTTGGGATCAATTTCCATGCTAACAATGTTTACATAGGGCTCGCCACGTTCGTTGGCTAGCTCTTTTTCTGTTTTCTTCTTGGGCCTGGGAATATCTACAACCTTGGCCGTGGGCTCTTCTTTTTTCTTCTTTTTAAATCTATCAAACAGTCCCATTGTCATTCTCCTTAATTTCTTGCCAGGTATAATCGCCCAGCCATTTAACTTGTGTTATGTATTCGTATCCTTCGGGAATACCTGTAGCCCAGTCCTTGGGACCCATGACACTTAATCTAGTGATATTCTTTCGATGGTCATATATCAACCAGTAGACATTGCCGTGTGCAACTTGAAAGTCATATTTAGCAGCATGCACCATGTCAGTGATGGTGAGTCGATGTTTGATCTCGTCTGCTTGTTTTTGCAAAACTACAACCAAGTCCATGATACGATTGTATTCTTGCTCGGCATGCATGCGAGCAACATTGATCATGATGTCTTTTTGTTTTTCAACCGGAACAAGATCAAATTTAGGGCCACCTGCTTCTGTCGAGTAAGTGGATACATTTCTGTTAAAAAACGCAACCAATGTATTGCCGGTGGTTATGTCAAAACTTTCTCTGCCTTTGGATACATTGGACACAGTTGGACTCTTATCTCTTGAACACAGGAATGGGATCCATCTTGTGCATGTTTCGAGCACGAATCTCCCGATACTTTTTCAGTTGGGCTTTTTCTTCTCGACTCATAGGGATCTCTAGTGTTCGGTAAACGCACTCTCGATCCAGTCGATCATTGTGCATGGCATTTTCTAATTCAGGGTAAGTCATACCCAACTGACTTTCGTCAGTGCGGTCGTCATCCCATAAACCATCAGTAGGTGCAGCGTCAATGATTTCTTGTTCCAGACCTAGATCGCGGCCCATATCCCATACTTCAGTTTTTAGCAAATCTCCGATTGGCGAGATGTCTACACCACCGTCGCCATATTTGGTAAAGAAACCAACACCAAAGTCTTCTACTTTGTTACCTGTGCCTACCACAATACCATTGTGACATTGTGCAATTTGATACAGTGTCATCATGCGCAAGCGACTGCGGCTGTTGGCACTGGCTAACTTGTATGTTTCGAAAGTATCATCTTGGATATTACAGAACGGATCAACTTTCTTTTCAAACGCAGAGAACACCGGAGTCAAATCCATGTTCATGTGCGTGACATTATCAAATTGTTTCAGCAACCAGGTGGCATGCAATGAGCTACGATTGTCTAGTTTTTTGTTTTGACGAATGGGCATCTGCACAACAATGGTCTTCAATCCGGTTCGGGCACACAATGTGCTAACAACCGAACTGTCAATACCTCCAGAGATGCCAATGACCAATGTGCTGACTTTGGCCTTCTTGGCGTAGTCCTTGATCCACTTTGAGATTTGTGCGTGTAATTTCATTATTTTCCCCAACCATTTCCCCACAAGTCCACGTGCAGTCGCGGACTGTAATAATATCCTTTGCTACAGGCCCAGTCTGCAACCTTAACACGATTGGCAGCATAAGGAGTAACAACACCACCTTGTGGCATTACATATACTACACCTTTAAAGCCGCCTGCTCTAAACTCTCGAACAGCACGTTCAACTTCTGCAAAGTGTTCTTCGGTCTCCACAACAAACTTCAAATAAGTTGTGCCGACTTCTTGATAACTAGCAACAATATCGGGGCAAATAGCTTCTTCCCATTTTTCGCCAGAAGCACTTAGTTTGGCACTAACTGAGAATGTGATTTCGCGAGTCTTAAGACCAATCAATGGTGATGCCAATGGTGCTCGTTGCCACTCCTGCATGTAGTCTTTGAATCTCGGTTGCAATTTTTGAGTGCCGTTGGTTTCAAATGTGATATTACGCAAATCGCCCATGTTGGGATTGCTGATCAGTTCTTCGTAGGCACGTTGCCATCCCAGCAAGGGTTCACCGCCTGTGATAACCAAATGCACGTCGTTGCCGTTTTCTTGCATCCAATGCCGGTTGGGTGTAAGAGCCAGCATTTGATCTACTAGAGCCCCAGTCTCCACAGTCGGGCTGAGATCTTTAAATGCTGGGTGCCATGATGCGTATGAGTCACAACCAGTATTAACCAACGGGAGGCTATTAAAGTCCTTATACAAAGAGACATTCTTCGCAACTTCGTCAGCTTCCGACGATTTTTCGCCCGGCTTGCAGCCAAAGCCTGCACATGTAAAGTTACATCCAAATGTGCGTAAGAACACTGAAGGAACGCCGACAAAACGGCCCTCGCCTTGAGCAGAGTAAAAGAGTTCACTGATTTTAAGTTTCATGATTGTATTTAGACAAGATATTTTATATGCTATTATAATGGTTAAATAGACTTTATGCAACCATTAAATTTACCAAATCGTATTGACCGCAACGGATTCATGATAGCATGTGACACTGTGTATTTTCATAATTGGGCAAAAACATTGTTCTTTAGCATGCAAGAACATGCGCCTTGGGCTCATGTGCATTTTCATATTTTTGACCCGACTGAACGAGACCACAAGTGGTTGCAAAAGAACAATTGTACTTACTCATCAGAAACCACCCCTGTAGAATATAGCCATGACAAGTTGACCAGTGTGTTGTATTGGGCCGCAGCTAGATACATGAGGGTTAGAGAAATTTATACAGATAGCACAGTTCTAATAAATCAAGATGCTGACAGCATTATGGTCAAGGATTTATCCCGTGATGATTTTATGTCTACCATGGATCGAAGCTGGGTCCCAACTGCACCCAAACGTGAACAATTGAGTTTGGCCAGCGCATTAGGTTTTGGACCTGACAACATGCGACACATACTTCCTGACAGATATAACACAGTTATTGGAACTCCTGAATGGATTTGGGCATACGATCAACGAGTTCTTGACAAAATGATCGAAGCTGACGAAATTGGAAAAATGGACTTGCGATACACAGATTTTAAATTTACTGATTCAAGCTATATCTGGACTGGCAAAGGTGATAGAGTATACAAAAAAACGTTTGTTGAGAAAATGAAAAAATACAAGCATTTACTCTAACCATTGTGGATTTTGTTGATACCACTCGACAGTTTGCTGGATGCGTTCTTCAACAGTGAACGTGGGTGACCATCCTAGACTGTAAATTAAATCCGGAGATGTTGGTAAAGTAATGTCATGCCCCGACCTGTCCGACGGCACCAATTCATATTCAAATGTTTTTCCGACTGCACTGGCAATCATATGTAGCAGTTCTAGATTGTTGATTTCTTTGGGACCAGCAAGATTGAATCTGCCCATGCTCAGTTCGGGTTGATAGTCTTTCAACTGCAACAAGAACAAAACTTGACTGGCCATGTCATCAATGTGAAACCAACGTCTGGAACTTATTTTTCCGTTGTTGGTATGTATTTTGAACTCTGCTGAATCCTGTAGCATTTTACGTATGGCCAAAACAGGAAAACGCTCGGGTTGGCATCGAGGCCCAAATGTGTTTACTAGTCTTACTGCATAACAAGGGACACCATAACTCACTTGATAAGCACTGCACAATTCTTCTGCCGCTGCTTTGCTGGCAGCATAGGGATTGTTGGAATTGAATCTATCAGTGCTAGAAAAATCTCTGCCCTGCCCGGGACCAAAAACTTCAGCGGTGCTAAACAACACAAACTTTTCAATGGGCTGTGTTCTTGCCCAGTTTAGTAAATTTGCAGTGCCTACAATGTTGTCTTGAACAGCACTCATGGGATTGATCAAACAGTCAGCAGCACTGGGATTGCCACCAGCATGCAATACCATGTTGATATTGTCAACATTGATGTTGGGGTCTTTGATGTCGTGTTCAATAAAACTAACTCTAGATGAGCAGTTGATTAGATCAGACAGTCTGTTCAATCTAGTATTGCCAGCACGATTGGCACACACAATTTCCCAATCTGTATACTGTAATATTTGTTGAACAAGTGCATGCCCAACAAATCCACGAGCACCAGTTATTAATATTCTCTTAGACACCGGGTGTGTATTTGAAGATTCTGTCGCTGCCATCTTTACCGACCCGTTGGTATTGCCAGTCGTTAAAAAGTTGTTCAATCATGCTGTAGTTGACCTGATATCTATCAGCCCAATCATTACACCATTCTATGCAAATAATCGGATGATATTTGTTGATAGTATTTTTAGCACCAAGCAACCCGTAATATTCGAATCCTTCGGTGTCCAATTGTATTAAGTCACAGCCTGGTAAATTAAGATCATCAATGGTTAGTGTAGGCACAACACCAGCTTCTTTACCAATGTGCAAGGCTCCGCACTGATCATCTAATGTGTCCATGGAGACCATTTGATGTTGATCTCCCACACATGCCTGGTATCTGTAAACATTTTTGTTTAGGTTGGTATTAATGGTCAAACAGATAAAGTTCAACGGATCAGGTTCAAAGGTATACACAGTATCAAACAATTCAGCAAACTTTTTGACATAGTATCCGCAGTTGCCGCCTGCTTGAACCATGATTCCACGATTTTCTACATAGGAAGCAATTTTATCAGGACTGTCATTGTATCGGTTAAGATATTCACGAGTCGCATGATCATATTTAGGCCAGACATATTGTTTGCCATCATCCATGTTCACTAGTTCAATATCGTCTGTTAACAATCCAAAATCAAGATCAACTATGTTTATTTTCATTTTATATTCACAATCATTTCTTTGGTTAATTCTTCGTTACTTAAAAATGGTGCCATGTCATGCAGTCCTGCTTGTTTGCCGTTTTTAAGTGCCTGACTGGGTGCAATTTCTTGTGTGGGAGTGCAAATGCAGTCAATGATACAAGGACCTTTGCCATTGACAAGATAGGACATTGACTTTAAATCTTCAGCTGTGGTTAGTCTAGCATAGTAAATGCCAAACGTTCTTGCCACATCGCCAAAGTCTGGAAACCAAAGACCAGTTTTGTTGCTGGTGCCGTAGACCCTACCGTCGAAGTATTTTTCCTGCGTGTTTTTGATACTTAGGTAACCACTGTTGTTGAGTATAACAAACGCAATGTCCAAGTTGTGTTCTTTAGCCACTGCCAATTCTTGCAGGTTGGTCATAAAGGATCCATCACCAACAATGCTGATAACCGGTTTGCCACTGGCCAGTGCTACACCAATTGCTGCTGGCAGTGCCCAACCCATGTCTGCTTGAGCAGGACTAAACACCATGCGTTGCGTTGGTTTAGGATTTAGTGCCACCGGGCCTGCATAGCTAATGCTACCTGCGTCGCCCATTAAAACATGTTCTGCTGAACTGTAGTTGTTTACTGCATCCAGCACAGCATACAAATTAAGGCCTGCGGCATCATCACGATACTGATCCTGCATCACTGGCCAATGATTTTTCCAGTGTTGACACTTTTCTATCCAATTGGATCTGGTCATAACATTGCTCCAAAAAAGTCTTTGAGATCTGCTCGAACTTTGGTATCAATTTTAACTATGTCTTTGTTCATTTCGTCTGGCTCAACATCAACCATTATTTTATAACTAGCAGGACTAAACTGTTTTGGATCATATCCCACAACACTGGCATTTAAACTTGAACCAAGAATCAGCAACAAGTCTGCATTCTGCATGGCAAAGTTACCTGCTCTGCTGCCACGCTGGCCCACTGTGCCAATGTTCAACGGATGTGCATG